AATTTATAAATGGAAGATATAGTATTAAATCATTGGCAAAGCATAGTATTTGCTCTATTAATCGCAGCGAGGGCGATATTTTCCTTCGTGCCGTCTGACAGCCCAGCGGTTAAAATTTTTGGCTGGATAGATATTATTATAACAGCAATTGTCGGAGGCGACAAGCGCAAAAAAAAACAAAAAAAAACTAGGAAATAATGGCAGGAACAACTGGAATAATTAACGGCTCGAATCTAAAGGTAACTTTAGCGGCTGTAGGTGCTAGTGAAGTATTGGTGAACAACCTTACCGACTGTAGCATAAGCACAAACGTAGATATGCGAGACACCACTACGAAATCAAACGCGGGATATAAGGCTTTGCTTCCTGGTATGATGGAGGCAACTCTTTCCTTTAGTGGAATGTTTGCTAACGATGCTACAAACGGCTTTCACGAACTCTTCGACTTTCAGAACGCAAAGACTAAGCTAGATGTAAAGTTAACTCAGATTATAGGCTCAGGCTCAACGCCTAACGCTGGTGATATGGAGTTTGAAGCAAAAGGCTTTATAACATCTTTAGACTTAACAGGAGGAACTGAAGATAATGGTACATTCACATGTCAAGTGCAATTGGTCGAGACTATAGCATATAACGTTATCTCCTAATGGTTATTACACTCGATAATAAAAGCTATCCTGTTAAAGCTACGCTTAGAGCTTGGAGAAATTTCGAGAAAGCTACAGGTATAAAGGTCGTAGAAGTTGACGCTTCAGATGTTACTTTAATACCTGAGCTAGTTTACTACTTCGTAGTTGATGGCTGTGCGGCTCAAGGGATGGACTTTAATTTGAGTGTAGATGAATGGCTAGGGCTAATTGAGGTACAAGATCTACCTAAGTTAGTCAAGGTTATGGAGGAGGCTATGGGAGGAGACTCTAAAGCTGACTCAAAAAAAAAGATAAAAGAGAGCCTCTAACGTGGAACAAAATAGAGGAGCTGGGGTTAGGTCTATTAGGCTTAGCCCCGGCGGCTCTTTACTCTTTAACGTTCGAGGAGTTAGGTAATGCAGTAACAGGAAAGCGACAAAGCGAAGAGATCCGGGAGCGCTCAGATTGGGAGCGTACCAGGTGGCAGACGGCTCTACTGTTAAATGTACACACGAAGAAAGGGGCGAAGATCACCCCAAAAGATTTAGCTGTCTTTCCTTGGGAGAAAGCAGCACAAAAGAATAAGCCACAGCTAGACGGCCTAAGAATGCTCAAAAGCTTGGTTAAAAATAAAAAGTAAATGGCAAAGCTCGGGGATTTAGTTGTACATATTGGGGCTAACACTACAAAGCTCAACGCAAGCTTAGGCAAAGTGCAGCGTAATATGCGATCTATGACATCTAACTTTACGAAGTTAGGAATGTCTATGAGTAAGGCCATTACTTTGCCGCTTGCTTTAATAGGTGGAGCTTCATTAAGGACAGCTGTTAAATTTGAGGCTTCAATGGCTAAGGTTAAAGCTGTAAGTGGAGCGACAGCTAAAGAGTTTGATAGCTTAGCCGCTTCAGCTAAGGAGCTAGGACGTACTACAGTATTCACAGCTTCCGATGTTTCTGGCTTACAATTAGAATTTGCTAAACTCGGATTTTCAGCCGTACAGATTAACCAGGTAACAGGAGCTACTCTTAATCTAGCTCAGGCTACAGGATCAGACTTAGCGCAAGCGGCTGAAGTGGCGGGAGCTACTTTGGGCGGTTTTGGCTTAGCAGCTACAGAGACAGAAAGAGTGACGGACGTTATGGCGGCTTCATTTAGTAGCTCCGCTTTAGATATTAATCACTTCCAGGAGTCTATGAAGCTAGTCGCGCCTAACGCAAAAGCGGCGGGCGTAAGTTTAGAAGAGACTACAGCAATGTTAGCTGTACTCTCTAAAGCTGGTATAAAGGGAAGCTCAGCGGGTACAGCTCTAAGGAGGATCCTGCAAGAAATGCAAGGAACTAGCGGAACTCTTACAGAGAGATTTGCAGAGCTAAATAAGGCGGGGTTAGATGTTCAAGGCTCTATGGATGAGGTAGGACGTAGGGCGGGTACTTCGCTGCTCGTTCTAGCTGAGGGAGCAGCCGAAGTTGAACAGCTTACAGAAGCTTTTATAAATTCAAGGGGGGCGGCTCAAGCTATGGCTGACGTTATGAATGATAACGCAATGGGAGCCATTAAGCGTATGACTTCAGCTCTAGAGGGGGCGGGTATTTCTATAGGTGAAATACTATCGCCAGCTTTTGAAAGCTTAGTTAAAAAAATAACAGGCGTTATTGGTAGTTTTAATGGCTTATCAGAGAAGCTCAAAGGAAACATTTTAGTATTTGCGGGGCTCGCGGCTGTACTTGGGCCGTTCTTAATTTTGCTGCCTAAAATAGTTGCCGGTATTAAGTTGATAGGCTTGGCTTTTACGACTGCTACGCCTCATATTTTAGCGGCTACAGTTGCAATCTCAGCTATCGCGCTTTTATTTATAGATACTTCGAGAGAGGCTAGCAAAGCCTCAGTACAGATAAAAAAAGTAGAGACATCTTTAAAAGATCTAAACAAAACACAGCTAGAAATAGAAGCGCAAGTTAGACCTGGCGCGGGAGCTGAACAGATAGCCGAGTCTATGGAGTTTGCAGCTCTAAGAGTACAGGAAGCAGACGAGGAGATAAAAAGAATACAGCAAGCTATAGCAGATAGGGGCGGCTTTGTAGGTTTAGGAGCGAGAAAACAGCTCGATGACTTAACAGCATATAAAGAAGAGTTCCAACGAGTTATAGACGCTTCCGAGCAACTTATAGAAGTTAACAAAGTAATAGCAGAAGGACTTTTAAAAACAGAGGACGGCGAGGAAGGAGCAGAACGCATAATAAACACAATTAACTCTGTATCTCTAAAACTGCATGAGCTAGCCGGCATGGGTACAACGGCAATGTTTACTCTAAGCAATGGTGTACAAGAGTTTGCTGTAAATAGCTCAACGAGTTTACTTGCTTTTTTAAATGATTTCAAAGTAGTAGGCGAAGAGATTAACGAAATAGCTAACACGACAAGCCAGGCTTTTAATAATCTAGGATCTCAAATTTCAGGGGCTTTAGTAGATGCTATTTTGGATGCTCAAAACTTTGGGGATGCCATGATAGCAATAGGTAAACAGATTATAAAGACTTTACTTTCTGAAGCAATAGCTTCCGCAATAGCTAACGGAGCAAGCGCTAAGAATGTAGCAAATCAGGCGAGTGGAGGTCTTACAATACCCGCTTTTATAGCTGCGGGAGTGGGATCAGTCACAGCTGCATTTGGAGAGATACCAAAATTAGCTGAAGGTGGAATCGCCTTTGGCAGATCGTTAGTTGAGGTTGGAGAGTACTCAGGGGCTAGCGGCAATCCGGAGGTAATAGCTCCACTATCTAAGCTGAAGGATATGATAGGAGGAAATTCAATTCAAGTGTATGGCCGTATCTCAGGCGATGACATTTTAATAAGTAACGACAGAGCCACACGAGATAGAAACAGATTTTAAATGGGTACTATTTTTATTTCAGAATTTACGGATATCTCTGGCGAGGATTGGTTAATTAAAATTTGTACAACAGAATCTTCTAGCGATTCAAATGTACCTTTTAGCTCAGGGCCTGACGGCTTTAAACTTTCCTATGATTTCGATCAATACGATAGATGTAAGCCCATTGTAGGTAGCCGGGTACAGCTTACGATGTACCAAAATGACGCGACATCAGCATACACGGCTACTTTTAATGCTTTCTACGATACGTTAAACAGTAATGCAGAAGGCAGTTGGTTCATACAAATCTACAAAGACCAGGACGCTACAAATACATTGTTTTGGCAAGGTGAGATACTACCCGAGCAGGTTGTAATTCCAGACACAGCCCCCAACGCCTCGATAAGTATTACAGCTGTTGACGGCTTAGCTAATCTCAAGGGCATAAAGTACAATAATGATGGTACTGCCTATGAAGGTACGGCTACAATTCTAGAGCACTTACACAACGTATTTCAAAAATTATATATAGCTCCACAGTGGGCCGCTTCAGATGTAGAGCTCAAGTTCTTTGAGGACATGATAGGGAAGCAGTACAAAGATCTAATAGGGAGCAACCAAAATAAGCAGCTACAAAACGCCAAAGTAACACACGAAACATTTTACAAAAAAGACGAGGACAACTTAAATGAGTATTTCTCAGCTTATGAAGTACTTGAAAGTTTAGCCTTAACTTTTAACGCCTGTGTGTTTGCTTCTGAGGGTTCTATATGGTGGGTTCCTATGGGTTCCGTACAATCTCACGCAAGCGGTAAGCTTAATGTAGCCAACTATATGCTAGGCAATGGCTCAGTAACTTATAACACCAGCGCTAATGTAACAGTAGGCGCTATCTTTGGCAGTAACTCAGCACAATGGGAGAAGCTAGCCGGCTGGAGTCGCTCTACAGTTCCATCTTTTAAAAAAGTAACCAGGCCCCGAGACTATCAAGGAACTAGATCACTAGTAAGCGACAGCCTATATACTAGAACAGATTTAACTAACCAGACTGTACTAGACGATGAAGATATCGAGTACGCAGTGGGGGAGCGCTTATGTATATCGGGAACATTTCACTATGTAGCTGGCTCATTTGGCTTTATATCTACCGACTTAGATCGTGTAGCTCGGTTAAATTTAAAGATACAGCTTAAGCTAGGGGATGGAGGCGGCGCTGTTCGTTATATTAAAAGAGATATAGGATTTAGTACAGCTAACCAGGAATTTATAGGATATATTAACTTTACAAGTGGAGGCTTTCCAACATATAATCCTTTAGATCCTATAGATAGCCTAGAAATTAGCTCAGGTATTTCTGGCCCTTTAACGTGGGAGTCGGGGGCATCATTTTATCAAATTTTAAGTACTGATTTTGACAAGATAGTAGGCACTTATGATCCATTAGTTGGATATATGCCTATCCCTCTTACAATACCTTTCGAGATAGTAACAGAGCCTCTAGCTGTGGCGAGCTCAGGGCTTCAGCTTTCAGCTATACTAGAGGGGAAAAATCACTTAGGCGCTACTGACTCAACACTAACAGCCGCGACTAATTCAAGCGGAGATATTAACTTTAGAATAGATAATTTTCGAGTAAATAGATACAGCTCTGAGGAGTCACAGGAATTTAGCAGTATAGATATAACAGCTACAAACGCGATAGCAGCTAGATATGAATTTATGCAGCCCTCTACGCTTATAGGAGATAGAATCTCAGATTTTGATTTAGGTATAATTACAGTAAACGCTTCAGCTGGTGGTAACTACGTAGAGCCTACTCAATGGACCAATTTACAAAGCAGCACTGCCTCGTTATCTATTAACGGCTTAGGAGTTCGTGAGCGCTTGGCTGCTAATTTAAAGGCGAGACGTACAGAAAGCGGGACACTTTATAAGAGGGGCTCTACCTGGATACATCCTTACACAATACTAACAAATACAGAGCACTCTAACAACTTTTATCAGGTATCCGGCTTAACTTTTATTGCTGCTAGATCGGAGTACGATATTGAAGTTATGTATCTACAGCGGAGTATATCAGGAATTGTATTAGGGGAAGATAACCCAACTAATAAAGGGCCTCCTATTCCTTCAGTATTGCCATCTACCAAATTAGTACAAAGCAATGGTGGTATAATACAAGACCAACAGACGAAGTTAGGCTTTATAACTACAGACACCTATGGTATTACTAAGGTAACCACAAGTACAGGAGGCGCTGGACTAGATATAAATTTACCAATATCAAAAGCTAGCAGCGGAGTAGAATTAATTTCAATTAATACTTCAGGAAGTATGGGCCCTGTAGCTGATGGTAATAGCGGCGAATTTTTAAAGACTAACGGCTCGGGTTCTTTATCTTGGGCAGCCGCTGGCGGTGGTGGTGGTGGTGGCTGGTTTGGCTCAGGTACTTTGCTTAAAGTAATGCCTTCAGAGTTTATACAAAACGATGATTATACTAGAGCGCCTGTTACTGTCGAGGATGATATTACTAATTATTTAGGTATTAAAGCGCCCGCTTCAAATTCGGAGCTTTACGCTTTTGTTCCTTTACCTTCTAGTTTTAAAGCGACAGCTGTTAAAGTTTACGCTTCAGCATCTACTTCTGGAGCTGTAGAAATTTATACATATAATTTTACTGGCGGTAATACTGTGTTAAAATCTACAGGTAATTTCAATGCCCTTGTATCTTTTACAGATATAGTTTCGTCAGCTACTCTTGTAATGGTTATAAAAGTTAAACCCGCCTCACAGGTTACGCTTATATATGGAGCGAGTGTTAATTTCTTGTTAGTGCAAGGTGAAAGTAGTAAAATCATTGACGTTGCAGAAGGAAATTAAGTTTTTAAA